CGGCAACGACCGTCACTTATCAATTTCATATTCAACCGCGCCGGCACAGGGCAATTCTTTCTGTCAGATCTGCTATCAACCGGATTTGACCCGTTGCGGTTTGCGACAGCGGAAGGGGCGCCGGATGATACCGTTGCCGTTCTGTCAGACCACCGGGAACTGTGGGTGTTCGGCACGCATTCCATTGAAGTCTGGTACAACAGTGGCGATGTGGATTTCCCGTTTGAGCGTATGCAGAGCGCCTTCATTGAAAAGGGATGCCAGGCACCGCACAGCGCCGACAAGCTGGACAATACCGTGTTCTGGCTGGGTGACGATGGCATTGTGTACCGTGCATCCGGATACCAGCCATTGAGGATCAGCACACATGCCATCGAGGCACGCATAGGCGACAACAACCTGGACGCCACCGCTTACACCTACATCGAGGAAGGGCACGCCTTCTACGTGCTGACTCTGCCATCCAAAAATCTCACTGTGGTATTCGACGTGTCCACCGGCCTTTGGCATGAGCGCAGCCACTACCATTGGGGCCGACACCATGCCGCCTGCCATGTGTACGCCTATGGCCAGCACCTGATTGGCGACTTCCAGAATGGCCAGATCTGCACCATGGCCTTGAACATTCACACCGACAATACTGACGAGATCCGCCGCGTTGCGGTATCGCCGCCACTTCACGCCAACCGTCGCCGTGCCACCATGCACCGCCTGGAACTGGATATGGAAAGTGGTGTTGGTCTGGTGACCGGTCAAGGCGACAACCCGCAAGCCATGCTTCAGTGGTCTGATGATGGTGGTAAGACCTGGAGTAATGAATACTGGGCAGAAATCGGAAAAATTGGCAACTATCTGACAAGAGTTGCCTGGAATCGGCTTGGCATGTTCCGCCAGCGACAATATAGAGTTCAGATTAGCGACCCGATTCCAGTGGCCATCCTGGGTGCGTATGCGGAGATTGAAGATGCCCGCCATTAAGGTCGATCCACCACCAGTCAACATGAGCATCGTGGACCTGAGAACGGGCAAGCCAACCAAGCCCTTTGTCGACTTCATGCACCGGCTGTGGAAGCGTACCGGGGGAGAGCAGGACGCCATCGACAACCTGGACTCCACCAACGCTTACCCGTTTTTCCGTCCGGCAGGCCCGCAGGATCCGGAGGACCGCCAGCCATCTTTTGTGATGCAGAAAAATGGCGCCAGTCGTGAAGAAGTTGAGGAAGTGGTGAACAGTGCCTTGGCGTATTCGTCTGCCAGCCAGAGAGCCAGTCAGGCAATGGTGGACGAGGCAATCAGCAACCTTTCCGCCATGATTGCCGGCAATGCACCAAGATCTGACCTGATCGAAGCGATAGAAACCCTGAGAACGGTTACACTGTCAGAAATGGCCGGCTGCCGCAGCGAGATAGGGGAGTTGCGGGCAGAGGTCAACCATCTATCAAACCTGGTGGTGGCCATGGCTTTCCGTGGCACGCAGGACCAGTCAACTCTTTGAGGTAACGCCATGAATGCAACGCCCATCCAGCTAATCAGCCCGCAGGCACTGACCGCCACATTGGCGCAATACTATGAGGCGCCGGCACAAAAGCGCGTCATTATCAGCAAAATGACCCTGAGCAACGTATCTGCCGTGGTGGATACAGTAGATATCCACATTGTCCCGGCTGGCGGTACCGCCGATGCCTCCAACCTGCTTCTCAAGCAAAAATCCCTGGACAGCAACCAGTCCTTCCCTGTGTACCAGCTGGAAGGGCAGATCCTGGCGCCAGGTGACACGGTATGGGCGAAAGCTGCAAACGTCGATGCTGTTCTGTTTATGGCTTCTGGCGTGACGGTGGTGTGATGGATCTTTTGACCGAAGAAGAAGTGCATTACGTCCTGGCCGGCAAGACGACCGAGCACATTGAATCCATGGAGCACTTCATGCTGGACCAGCCGCAGGTTGAGATCCCGGTACAGGAGCGATTCATTAACGGCATGTATGCACGGGAGATTGTTATTCCCAAGGGCACGCTGATGACTGGCCGCGTCTACAAAGAAGGCTACCTGGATATCATGCTTTCCGGTGATATTGCTGTTGCTACACCACAAGGCACAAGGCGCATGACAGGCGCCAACATCATGGAAGCGCCACCAGGGCGCAAGCGGGCCGGATATGCTTTTGAGGATACCCGCTGGATCACGGTACACCGCACCGACCATTACCACGAAGGCGATATGGTGGACCGGCTGACGTTCTTTTCCATGGAGCAATACCGGGATTACGTGCGCCAGCGTGACCATGCCAGTTACCTGGCCGTGCTGGAAATGGCCGGCATCACCGAGGACCAGGTACAGGCGCAGGTTCAGAACGAGAGCGACCGGGTAGAACTGAAGCAGCCATACAGCGAATGTGTGACCGTGGCGCTGTCCTATATCCATGGCAATGGCCTGAAAGCCTGCCGGGATTTTGAGATTGGCGAGGTTGTTGGGCCGGCAAGGACTGCCGATGGTGGCCGCACTATCATAGGCCGGTATTCCAATCACAGCGCCAACCCGAACGCGGTTATGGAGCTGGCGGAAGATAACAGTGTGTGGGCCGTGGCCACCAGGAAGATCAACATGGGCGACGAGATCACCACACACTATGGGCTGACACTGCAGAGTATTCAGGAGGCGTTATGTCAGGAGTAGCAACAGCCATAGCGGGCAGCGCCGTAGTTGGCGCCTATGCAGCGAGCAAAGGAGCCGATAAGCAGGCCAAGGCAGCCGGGCAGGCATCTGATGCGAAGGTGCAGGCCAATCGTGAAACAATCGAATTTCAGAAAGAGGTTTTCGATCAGCAGCGTGAGGATAATGCGCCATGGCGTGAGATTGGCGCAGAATCCCTGAAAGAACTTAGGGCAGGGGTAGAATCTGGCGATTTCAACACCGGAGACTTCAATTTTCAATTCAAGGCTGACCCTGGATACCAATTCCGCAAGCAGGAAGGGATTAACGCATTGGATGCCAGCGCATCAGCTCGGGGCCGGCTTCAATCTGGAGCTCAGGCCCGCGCCGTGACACGGTACGGATCAGACCTTGCCAGTCAGGAATATGGCAACGCATTTAATCGAGCAGCAACCGAATACCAACTGGATGCCAGCAACAAAAACGCACGATTTAACAGGCTGGCAACACTGGCAAACGTGGGCCAGGTAGCCAACCAGGCAGACCAGGATGCCCGGACCAACATGGCCAATAATGTTACTCAGGCAACGCAGGCCACAGGTAACGCATTGGCACAAGGTGCAATAAACCAGGGAAACGCCAGGGCCAGCGCATACCAGGGGACAGCGCAATCATTAAATCAGGGTGCGCAAAACTTCCTGCTATACAACGCACTAGGATAGGGGGCCGATATGGCTAATCAGTTTGGCATTGATATGGGTGAAGTCTACCGCACCACGGAAGCGGTAAAGGGCTCCCGCCAGCAGCGCAAGGCCAATGCCCTGGCACTGGACTGGAAGAAAGAGGACCGCGATCAAGCCCGCCAGCGTGGCCAGACACTGAACAGCTTGCGTTCCCGGATGGCGGCAGGTGGCCCGGATGCTAAGCAGGCAGAGCGTGAGCTGATTGCGTTCGCGCCGGAAGAAGCTACGCAAGTGCAGGAAGCGTTCAAGAACATGGACGAGCGCCAACGCAAACAGATGGAACAAAATGTGGAAACCCTGGGCCGGGTGAGCACCTTTATCCTGCAGGGTGGCACGCCAGAGGAACAGGCGCAGCGGTACCAGCGTGCCCGCCAGAACCTGGCGCCGGAGGTCGCCGCGAACATGCCCGAAGAATATGACCCCAACTTTGTGCAGATGGGGCTTGCGCGGGCCCGTGAGCTGGACGACATGCTGAAAAACCCGGAGAAGATCACCTTTGGTGGCGAGGACCGGCTTTACAAAGATGGTCAGATGATCGAGTCCACCACCAGCAATGCCTTGCTGAAAGCGCAGGCTGGCGGATCTGGTAGCGACTTCAAATCATCCGATGAAAGCCTGATGTTCCGCCAGGCAGCCGAATTGCTGGGTGGGATCTTCGACCAGCAGGGCAACCTGCAAAATCTGAACCCGGAAAACCGTTCCAAGGTGCAGGCCATTACAACCCGTGCCGCACAGCTATACTCACAAGGCCAGGCTGAAACACGTTCAGCAGCGGTAACACAAGCCGCCCGCCAGCTGGGAATCAGCGTGCGTGATCTTGGTCAGGGCGGTACCATGGACCGCAACGAACTACTCAAAATGTATAGCCAGTGAGGTAGCAATGAGCGAGAACCAGCAGCCTTCCAAGGATCAGTTACTAAACGCGCTTGAGAAGGCGCACCTGGCAGGAGATACCGAGGGTGCAAGAGAGCTGGCCAGCTGGCACAACGAGCTATATGGCGACAACCAGGAGCAAGCCAAAGAGCCTGAAGGAGATAGCTGGTTTCAATGGTTTTCTGGTAGCGACAGGACGAAGGATTCAGCGGAGGCAGGCACTCCGAATAACTCTAACGCCGGACGTACATTCCCGCCTATTAAGCCTGAGCAGACACAGCCTGCACAGATCGAGCAATCCGGACCCAATGGGGCCACCGGAAGCTATGAACTACCACCAGAGCCAACCAGGGGCGCCACTGGATCATGGGAAGAAGTGCAGGACTACAACGCCGCCCGTGGTGCCGCCGAGCGTGTAGGTGATCTTGGTGGTGGCGTACTGACCGCCATCAATGCCGGGGCTGAGGCCGGGGAAGAAGCCTTTTCCATGGGAGGCTTTGTATGGGATGACGGACTGGTACCGAAATACCTGAATGGCAAGGAATACGCCGAGTATAAGGCGCAAGGTGGCACTGAGGCCCTGGACGTTGCCGCCGAAAACCTGAAGAACCTAGACGCCGGTTATGTGCCGGATAACACCTGGGAGCAGGTGAAGTTTGAATTCAGCCAGAACGGGCCGCTGTCTGGATCTGCCTGGGGTGAAGTTCTGCAGTACGGTTTTGAGCAGGGCATAAAATCCATTCCGGATATGGTGGCGGTTACCATGTCACTGCCCGGATATGTGATTGCCCGTTCTGGTGAAATGGGTGAGGTCCGAGCGAAGAACAAGGGCAAGGAAAAGGCTGAACTGACTGACGTGCTGCAAGCCGCGCCGTTCGCCCTAGGCTCTGCCATATTGGAGCGTTATGGTGCGAAGGGGATCACAAAGGCCGGGGCTGAATCCGTTGGCAAACTGGCCATGAGAAATGGACTTGCCCGGGTAGCAGCTGGTGGCGCCGGGGCTGGCGCGAAAGAAGCCACAACCGAGCTGTTCCAGGAAGGTGTGGTCGAATACGTTGGTGAGCGTTTTGGTACCGATGCCGCGATGAGTTTTTCCGAAGCCGCTGACCGAGGCCTTGCTGGTTTCGTTGCTGGCGGAACCTATGGCACCGCAGCCGGTACCGCCAGCGCAGCTGCCAAGGGTGGACCAGAGCGCCAGGTTGCACGAGAGATCAACCGCCAGGCCAGAGCCGCCGAATTTGGGCCGGCAGACCAGGCCGCCACCGCAGCCCTGGACCCTTCACAGGCACAGATGGAACAGGTACGGGCACCGGAGCGCCCGACCATGGGTGACCTGGTAGCGCAAAAGCTGAAGGAACGAGGCATTGATATCGCGCCGCGCCAGGGTGAAATGCCCGGTAACGTCAACGTGCCGCTGATCGCCAGCAGGCCGCCAGCCGTGGAGGAACCGCCAGAGGAATCCGACCGGCCAGAGCCTGAGCCAGAAGCAGAACAGGAAACCGGGCAGGCCGCTGATGATCTGACACCGTTTGAACGTAACCAGTTGCGGGAAGCGGGTGTGGATGATGCGCAGTTGTGGGATATGCCGACCGAGGAAGCCCGCCAGCGGCTGTCGGACCTTGATGCACCGGCAACGGAGCCGGAACCTGACGCGGCAGAGGGTGCGCCCGAAACCCTGGACGTGTACGCAGAAGTAACGCCAAACGGCGCCTACACCATTATGACAACGCCGGCAGGAAAGCCGCTGGAGTTCAGCCCGCGACAGGGTAACCGTATCGAGAAAGTGGCGGAAGGCGTGCCGCTGGAAACACACCGTAGTATGAAGCCGGAAATTGGCCGGCAGTCTATTGCCAGGCTGAAGCGCACTTATCAGGAAACAGCCAACGTAGAGCGCAGGCAAGACACCCAAACCCGCCGCCGTGTCGATGAAATGACACAGGATGAAATGCGCCAGGCGTTGCTTGAGGATGATCTGACCGGCCGGGGCGAAACGCCGCCAGGCGTCACAAGGTCCGGAGGTGACACCGGGGTTTCTGGCCAGCCTGCCACCGGGAACCAAGGTGCTCAGGGTGATACTGCCGAGCGATCAGAGCCGGTAAATGACTTTGACCGTTGGTTTGGCGACAGCAAAGTGGTGGACGAAAACGGCGATCCGTTGGTGGTTTATCACGGCACCCGTCAGGACTTCGACACGTTCGACATGGATCGAACCGGCGAGAACACCCCGTACACCGAAGAAGGATTGAGGGGTGCTCACTTCCATTCTGACCGGGAAGATGCGGAGTTTTACACTGAGCCGGAAGATAATGACGGGAACCAGAGGGCCGGCGACTCGCCTCGCGTTATTGAAGCATACCTGTCCATGCAGAACCCTTTGGTTATTAGTGTTGACTCCAATGAGACGAACTATTTCGACCAAAATACTGACAAGATCATTGATCGAATGGAAGATGGCGACCACGACGGCGTAATTGTCAGCGGAAAGGATGGAAGCCTTTATTTTGTTCCGGAAGCTGAACAAATCAAATCCGCCACCGAAAGGGTAACGAAAGATGAACCTACAGAACTGGATCAACCAGGCCAGAAGCCACTGGCAGGAGAACAGGCCGAAGCTGTATCAGAGCCTGAAGAAGCAGGGGACACTGGAACCGATGCTGAAACAGGCAGCGGAACAGACGTACCAGCAGGTGAGTCAGCTGGAGGAAGCGGGGTACCAGCCGGACGAGGCGTTTCAGATGGCGAGGGAGAGGTACCTGTTTCCACCGGGGGAACCGGAGAACGACAAGCCGGAGGGCAACGGGCCCGCGATACTGAGCGACGCCCTGCAGACGATGAGCAGGACGCTGGAAGCGGACAGCCCGCAACCCGAGGATCTGAGGGAAGCGTAGATGCGACAGAAAAAGCGGCAAAGAAGGCGCCAACGCCAAAAGGCGCAACAACGCAGAGATCAGAGCCAGCAGGCGACAGGCCGGCCAAGTTCTTCACACTGACGCCGGAAATGAACATTGGTGCTGGCGGAGCCAAAACCAAGTTCAAGAACAACCTGAAAGCTATCCAGACCCTGAAGCAACTGAACGAGGAAGGCCGCCAGGCCACACCGGAGGAACAACAGATCCTGGCCGGGTATGTGGGCTGGGGTGGCCTGCCTCAAGCGTTTGTAGGTGACCGTGGCAAGATAACCAAAGGCTGGGAGAAGGAAGCCAAGCAGCTGCAGGAAGCATTGACCGAAGCGGAATACGATGCAGCCCGCCGCAGTACGCAGGATGCCCACTACACCAGCCCGGAGATCGTCACCGAGATCTGGAAGGCCGTGAAGAACATGGGCTTTCAGGGTGGCCGCGTGCTGGAGCCGTCCGTTGGTACCGGCAACTTCCTGGGATTCATGCCGGGTGGCGTGAGATCCAAGAGCAGCATTGCCGGGGTGGAGCTGGACCATATCACCGGGGGCATTGCACAGAAGCTGTACCCTGGTGCCAACATTCAGGCACCGATGGGATTCCAAGAGTTCAACATGCCGGATGGCTATTTTGACCTGGCCATTGGCAACCCGCCGTTTGGTAACCAGAAGCTGTATGACGGCAAGCGTAAAGCCTTGTCGAAAATGAGCATTCACAATTACTTCTTCGCCAAGTCTATGGCCGGACTGAAGCCCAATGGCGTGCTGGCCATGGTGGTATCGAGCCGCCTGATGGACGGCAACAACAAGATGGCGCGTGATTACCTGGCCGAGCGTGCCGATTTGCTGGGCGCCGTGAGACTGCCCAACAACGCATTCCTGAAGAACGCCGGTACCGAAGTCACCACCGATATCATTTTTCTGCGTAAGCGCCGGGAAGGTGAGCAGCCGTCTGGTGAATCCTGGTCCGTGGTCAACACCGTGAAGGATGCCAATGGTATCGACGTTCCCTTGAATGAATACTTCGACCGCAATCCGGGAATGATGCTGGGTGAATGGGGCGCCTACGGTTCGATGTACGGGCCGAATGAGCCCGCCCTGGTGGCAAGGCAGGGGCAGGACACCAACGCGCTACTGCAGGAAGCCCTGGCCAGCCTGCCGAAAGACTTTATGGACGCCGCCACCACTGAGCCGGTATCCGAGGAAGTAACCCTGCCGACCAGCGTGGAGAACGTGAAGGTGGGCAGCATGTTCCTGGATGGCGACCAGATCAGCATCCGACTGGAAAGCGAAATGGGGCAGGCCCGGTCTGAGCCCGTGGAAATGCCGAGCAAAAAGGCCGAAGAACGGGTGCGTGGTCTGATTAAGGTCCGTGACGTGTTCGCGGATTTGCGTAAGGCGCAGCTGACCGAGAACGTGAAGGATGAGGCCCTGGGCGCACTGCGTGACCGACTCAACCGGGTGTATGACCAGTTCGTAAAGAAGAACGGACCCATCAACCTGGATGCCAACAAGCGACTGTTCCGGGATGATCCAACCTGGCCGCAGCTGGCCGCCCTGGAAGAATCCTTTGACAAGGGGATCAGCCCGACCGTAGCGAAGCGCACCGGGGAAACCCCGCGCAAGCCGAGTGCCGAGAAGGCCGCCATCTTCCGGACCCGGACACAGCAGCCTTACAAGGCACCGGAAAAGGCCACCACTGCCAAGGACGCACTGACCGCCAGCCTGTCCGAAAAGGGCCGGGTGGATATGGAGTACATGAGCCAGCTGTACGGCAAGACGGAAAGCGCCATTGTGGCCGAGCTTGGCGACCTGGTTTTCGAGAGTACGCCCAATAATTGGGAATCCCGCGACGAATACCTGTCTGGCAACGTGAAGCAGAAGCTGGCAATGGCCGAGCGCATGGCCAAGGATATGCCGCGCTTTGAGCGCAACGTGCAGGCCCTGAAGGACGTGCAGCCGGAGGACATTGAAGCCGTCGATATCCGGGTGAAGCCTGGCGCCCACTGGTTGCCACCGGAAGTGGTGACCGAGTTTGCCGACCATATCCTGGGTAACGCCAACGGCAAGGCAACCTACAACCCGGTAATGGCCAAGTGGAACATCAAAGGCAGCCCGACCACCGCCGCTGAAAGCCAATACGGTACCGACCGTGCGCAGGTGAGCGATATCCTGACCGCCGCGGCAAACGACAAGAGCATTGTGATTCGTGATCGAGTGGACGAAAGCACCACCGTTATCAACGAATCCGCCACCAACGCCGCCAACGAGAAGATCCAGCGAGTAAAGGCCGAGTTCCGCCGCTGGATCTGGAAAGACGATGCCCGCCGTGTTCGCCTGACCAGGCTCTATAACGATACCTTCAACACCGACCGGGTGCGGGAGTATGACGGTTCACACCTGACGTTCCCGGGCAAGGTGGGTGACGACATTGTGAAGTTGCGGCCGCACCAGGCCAACGCCGCCTGGCGGATTGTGCAGAGCGGTACCACGTTGCTGGATCACGTTGTGGGCGCCGGCAAAACCTTCACTATGATTGCCGGGGCCATGGAGCTACGCCGGACAGGCCGCGCCAAGAAGCCCATGTTTGTGGTACCGAATCACCTTGTGGGCCAGTGGGCCGAGGACTTCACCAAGCTGTACCCGAACGCCAACATTCTGGCCGCCACCAAAAAAGACTTTGAGAAGGGCAACCGCAAGCGCCTGTTCGCCAGGATTGCCACCGGCGATTGGGACGCCGTGATTGTGGCGCATTCCTCGTTTGGCAAGGTCGAAATGGATGCCGAGTTCCAAGAGCGGTTCATCAACCAGCAGATCCGGGATATCGACACCGCTATTTCCACTATCCGCGACCAGGAGGGCAAGGGCGCACGCTCCATCAAACAGATCGAGAAGCAAAAAGAGCGCCTGCAGGAAAGGCTCAAGCGCCTGTTCGATGCCGAGAACAAGGACGACAACCTGACATTTGGTGAATTGGGTGTGGATGCCCTGTTCCTGGATGAAGCCCATGAGTTCAAGAACCTGGGATTTGCCACCAGCATGACCCGCGTTGCCGGCCTGGGTAACCCGCAGGGCAGCCAGAAGGCCGCCGATATGTTTATGAAGGTGCAATCCATCCTGGAGCGCACTGGCGGCAACAACGTGGTTTTCGCCACCGGCACGCCAATCAGCAACACCATGGCCGAAATGTATACCATGCAGCGGTTCCTGGATTACCAGACCCTGCAGGACCAGGGCATTGCACACTTCGACGCCTGGGCCAGCATGTACGGGGAAGTGGTCACCGATTGGGAGCTGTCACCAACCGGAAGCTACAAGCTGAATAGCCGTTTCAGCAAGTTCGTGAACCTGCCCGAGCTGATGCAGCGGTACCTGACCTTTGGTGACGTGGTAAACCGCGACGATATCAACAAGCAGCTGGCGGCACAGGGCAAGCGCCTGCCGGTACCGAAGATCAAAGGCGGGAAGCCCAACAACATTGTAGTGGAGCGCAGCGAGGACCAGGCCGACTACATTGGTGTGCCCGTGCAGGATGAGCGGGGCAACGAGGTTTATCCGAAGGGCTCACTGGTATGGCGTGCTGAACACCTGCCGAAGAAGCCTGAAAAGGGCGCCGACAACATGCTCAAGATTATGAGCGATGCCCGGAAGGCCGCCCTGGATATGCGCCTGATCGACCCGGCACTGTACGCCGACAACCCGGACAGCAAGATCAATGAGGCCGCCAGCCGGATTAAAGCCCTGTACGACCAGTGGAGCGACGACAAGGGTGCGCAGCTGGTATTCATCGACCTAAGTACGCCCAAGGGCGCCAAGGCGCAGGAAGCCAACCGCATTCGTGACCTGATCCAGCGTGCCGAAGATGGCGACGAGGCCGCCAGCGAACAGCTGGACCGAATGAGCCCGGACGAGCTGGAAGCCCTGGATGGTGATTTCAGTGTGTATGACGACTTGCGCCAGAAGCTGATTAACCTGGGCATTCCGGAATCGGAAGTGGCCTATATCCATGACGCCAACACCGAGCTACAGAAGGCTGAGTTGTTCGCCAAGGTGCGCACAGGCCGTGTTCGCGTGCTGATGGGCTCCACCGCCAAGATGGGCGCCGGCATGAACGTGCAGACCCGCCTGGTGGGGCTCCACCACATGGACGCACCGTGGAGGCCGTCAGACCTGGAACAGCGGGAGGGCCGGATTATCCGCCAGGGTAACGAGCTGTACGACCGTGACCCGGATGGCTTTGAAATCGAGATCAACCGCTACGCCACCAAGCAGACGCTGGACAGCCGCATGTGGCAGACCATTGAAACCAAGGCCCGGTTTATCGAGCAGGTGCGCAAGGGCAACACCAAACAGCGCGAGATCGAGGACTTGGGGGCAGAATCGGCCAACGCCGCCGAGATGAAAGCGGCATCCAGTGGCAATCCGCTGATCCTGGAAGAAATGGACCTTCGCCAGAAACTGCGAAAGCTGGAACAGGCCGAGGAAGAACACGACCGCGAACAGTTCCGGATCCGTGACGCCATCCGCCGCGAAAAATCCATTGTGGAGCGGGGCAAGGATCGCTTGCTGAAGTACGCGCAGGACGTGAAGAAGGCTAAGGCCGCGCCCAAGGACTTCACTATCACCGTGAATGGCCAGACGTTCGACAAGCACAAGGACGCCGGCCAGGAGATCCTGGCGGAAGCCGCGAAAATGTCAGACGCCGGCACCGAATCCAAGGCTATCGGCAGCTATGCCGGCTTTAGCATGACCCTGGATAACGTCACTGGCACACGGTTTGTGCTGACCTTGGACGGCGCCATGGAGCACCAGGTGGATATCAAGGATATCGGCAGTGCAGACGCCACCGGCCTGGCACGCCGGGTGACCAATACCATTTCAGCCATCGACGCCGAGGCCAAACAGCAGGCCGCCCGGGTGAAGCAGGCCGAAAGGGATCTGCCGAAGCTGGAAGAACAAGTGCAGGAGTGGGACCAGGCCGAGGAATTGTCCAAGGTGAAGGCCCGCCACCAGTTGGTGATTGCCGAGCTACAGCCCAAGAAGGACCAGGACGCCACCAACCAGGACGCCACCAGCGCCATGATGAGCGATATGGGTGCCGATGTGCCTATGCCGCAGTGGCAGCCGCCGTACAGCATGACAGGCGTGCCACGGCGCCCGGACAATGGCCGCTTTACCTTGGGTGACCGTACCGTGACCCTGAAGCCGGAGGAAAAGCCGACCCGCCGTGAGGGTATCCGGTTCATGCTGCAGGATCTGATCGGCAAACGTATCTACTTCGGCAAGGTCCGGGGCAAGTCAAAGCTGGGCTTCTACCGCAGCAACAACAGCGAAGTGCGGGTGAAGAACTACGACGATGTAGAGGTGATGGCGCACGAAATGGCGCACTACCTGGATATGCACTACCGCTACAACAAGCGGTTTACCCGGGAGTACAAGGACAGCAAATACCGCAAGGAAGTGGAGGCGTTGAGCTACACCAGCAAGAAGAACCTGAAGGCGAAGGAAGGTTTTGCCGAGTTTGTCCGCCTGTGGCTGACCAACTACAGCGAGGCCAAGGCCAGGGCGCCACTGTTCACGCAGCGGTTTGAACAGGTGATGAAAGATGACGCCGTGCTGGATCGCAAGATGAAGCGCCTGCAGGACGAAATGCACCGCTGGTATCTGCAGGGGCCACGGGCGCAATTGCGGGCCAAGTCTGGCCGTGAGCTGACCGCCAGCCAGCAGATCCTGGAATACCAGAACAGCTATCCGTTGGAGCGGTACCGCCAGCAGGTAATTGACAAGATCCATGCCGCCAAGGTGGTGGAGCGCACGCTGAAAGGCGAAGTTGGCGAGGCCACCGTGAGCCCGTATAAGCAATTCCAGATGGTGAACGGAGCTGAATCCGTGCATGAGGCCGTGATTCAGGATGGCACGCCGCGCCTGACCGATGATGGCTACTTTGAGTTCAGCGGCAAGGGGCTGGAAGAAGTGTTCAAGCCGGCCACCAAACACGGGTGGCGCCGGTTCGATGATCTGATGGAGTATTTCAAGGCCCGCCGTGGCCAGGAGCTGAAGAAGCAGGGCCGGGAAAACCTGTTCACCGACCAGGAGATCGACGCCGGCCTTGCCCTGGGGCAGAAGCATCCTGAATTCCCGCAGATCTTTTCCGAGTTCCAGAAGTTCAATGACCGGATGCTGGATTTCTACGTGCAGATGGGGCTGATTGACGAGAGCCAGCGCAAAGCCTTCAAGAAGATGAACCAGAACTACGTGCCGTTCCACCGGGTGATTGAGCGCATCGAGGACGGCCGCGAAATGGGCGTGAGTGAAATCGGCAAGCGCCTGACTGGTGGCACGCAGAATACCCGGGACATTGCCGAGAACATTGTGGACGGGCTTCAGGCCAATATCCGGGCCGCTATCATTGCCCGTGCCAAGGCAACGCTCTACAACGACATTATGAACAGCCAGGACGGCGCACTGTTTGCCGCGAAGATCGCACCGGACAGCAAGAAGGTGCAGGTTGAGCAGGCACAGATGGCCGCCAAGATGGCCGAGGCAATGGCGGAAATGGGGCTAACCGTGAGCAAGGACGGCATGATTATGGCCGGAGATCCGGACGCACAGGTGACGGACGTGGAAGATATCGCCGCCGCCCTGGAGGCCAACCCGGCATTGCTGAGCTTCTGGACCTTTGGCCACAAGCCGCAGACCACGGAAACCTATGTGGACAGCGCCGTGGTGAATGGCAAGAGGGTGTACTTTGAAGTGCATGAGCCGTTGCTGGTGGACATGCTCACCGGCCTGAGAGGGCTGCGCAGTGGCGCCGTGATGAATGCCCTGTATCGAGTGAAGAACCTGCAGACCCGGACGGTTACCAGCATGTTTCAGTTCCTGGGGCCAAACGCCGTCAGGGATACCGTGAGTGCTGCGATTATGAGCCGAAACCGGTTTATCCCGGTATACAGCACGCTCCGGGGCATGGCTCACTTCATGTTCAACACGCAGACCTACAAGGACTTCAGGCTGCAAGGTGGCGGATACGGCACCAGGATCGAGGCCCGGACACAGGAAACCCGCGACCGGCGCCGGCTGGACCTGCCGAGTGAATCCGGATGGGATGCGGCCGCCAAGTTCCTGGCCGGCTGGGATCGCTTCACCAGTGCTTTCGAGTACGGTTCGCGCATTGGTGATTATGAGCTGGGGGTGAAGTCTGGCACGTCACCAATGGAAGCTGCCTGGGAGGCCCGGGAGATCGCTACCGACTTTAGCAAGATGGGCCGCAATGAGCTGTGGGCCAAGTTCCTACGCACCGTGCCGTTTATGAACGCCGGCATTCAGGGGCTGGACAAGGCCGCCCGGGAATTTTCCGAGATCCGCGGGGAAATGAAAGGCACCAACCTGGCACGCTTGACTGACAAAAAAGCAGTGTTCCTGATGAAAGGCAGCGTGCTGACCATGATGAGTGTGATCTTGTGGTTGCTGAACCAGGATGATGAGCGGTACCAGCAGCTGACGCCAGACCAGAAAGCCCGCTTCTGGTGGATCTTCATTCCCGGCGCCGATACGCCGTTCAAGATCCCTCGCCCGTATGACCTGGGCCATATCTTTGCCACGTTGCCGGAAGTAGGCCTGGACTATGTGAAGAACAGGGACGGCAAAGAAGCATCCGAACACCTGGCGTGGGCCCTGGTGAACACCGTTGGTATCGGGGATTATCCCGGCATCCTTCAGCCCTGGATCGAGATTCAGCGCAATGAGAAGTTCACCGGTGCGCCCGTGGTGCCGCATTACATGATGGATATCCCGGCTGAATACCAGTACACCGACCGCACGCCCATCATGTACCGCAAGCTGGGTGAATACCTGGGGGTATCACCGCTGGTGGCAGAACACTACAGCAAGGGCTTCCTACGCTACGTGGAGATGATTATTGCCGATGCGTCAGAAGCCGCCCTGTGGAAACAAGACGATTGGGGGCCGCGCCCGTTCAACCGGGGTACGCCAATTGACTACATGACGCACCAGTTTGTTGGCCAGAAGGTTCCATACCGTACAAAATGGACAGAAGGGTATTGGGATCTGAAAGTGAAGGCCGCCGCCGCACAGCAGACGTTCAACATGCTGCAGCGTGAAGCCATCCGTGATCCGTCCAAGGCGCCGGAGTTTGCCGGGGACAAGGTAAACCAGATCCTAATTGGTCTAAATGGCGCGTTTAACCAGATCGACAGTGCTTTCGAGGATCAGCAGGAAATCATTGCCTCGTACAAGTACAACGACAACATGACCGCCGAGCAGAAAGAAGCAGCCATAGAAAGCTACTATGAGCAGAAAAACCGGGCTCTTGAGAAGTTCTACCGACAGGCCAAGGATGCCCTGGAGCAAGTACATGAAGAAATGCCGTAGGCTATAATCAGCGAAACAACCAGGAGAAAACCCATGGCAGTATCAATCATTGGTCCCAAGTTCTACGCATGGGACAGCTACACCGGCAAGCCGCTGGCATTCGGCAAGGTTTACACCTACCAGGCAGGCACCAACACGCCCAAAGCGACCTTCACCGCTGAGGGTGGCGAAACTCAGAACTCGAACCCGGTAATCCTGAATGGCGCCGGTTATGCCGATATTTACCTGAACGGCAGCTACAAGATTGTAGTGAAGGACGCCGACGATGTAGAGGTGTGGACGAGTGACCCCGTAAGCGACCCGAGCCAGTTGCAACAGGAGTGGGTTCAGCAAAAGGCTGCCACGCAGTACAGCGCCACGCAATTTGAGGTCGTGGGAAACCATACCGGCGTTTACAATCCAGGCCGGGCACTGAAGCTGCAGGATTCGGCTGTGCTCTATGGGGTGGTCACAGAATCGGTTTATATTGCGGGTAAGACAAGGGTTACGGCTGCTATTGAGGGTGGCACGGCATTGACGGCATCACTCCGCGAGGCCTGGGTGGGGATCATGTCCAGGTCGGGTGAGGTTTCCTATCCTGATATTGCGAGCTTTTTGAAAATAACGCCGGCAGCCAATGTTCCGACCGTTCGCATCACTAGCTTTCACGGCGGCTGGGCGCCAAGAACCGAAGCCCCGAATGGTGGGGGCTTTTTCTCTTATGACGAAAACCGCGCCAAGAGCGACCACAACGGCGGCACCATAATAAGCCCGACGGTTCCGTGGGATGGCTCGCAAGCAGGGCTTGCTGATTTTCTTAACGGCGTAGGCGAAACCGATGCGGGCGGCACCGGTTGCTGGGTTCGTAGTAATGATAGCGAGGTATGGGTAGAGGACTTCGGCGCGGTCGGGGACGGAACCGCCGACGATTGGGCCGCGATCAACGCGGCGGTTAACCGTGACTTTCGGGGAGAGGGAACGATTATCTACGCGGGGAAGGTAAAGCTGCGTGATACAGGCTATTATCTTTCTAAAACTCTGAACCTAAAACGAATCGTCCACATAGAGGGCATGTATGGGCATATCGAAAACACTTCAGGCTGTCGGCTCATCTTCGCCCCCGATACGCGGGGGGTCATCGTTAACCGCTACAACACCATAGACGACACCGTTGAGGCCACCCCCTCGGGCCGGGCAGACGGCTCTAAAATAATCGGCGTTTCGGTTATCAGCCAAGGCGGGTCCGACATCAACGCCCACGGAATTTGGCTACGCGCGCGCGCGGTAGTTGACAACATGCGCGTCCATGGATTTCCCGGCAACGGCATTCAGGTGGTCGCCTCATCTAGGGGAACGGCTGAAGTTGAAGGAAACGCGAACAACTTCTCCATCTCTAATATGCGGATTACCGGCAACGGCAGACACGGGGTGTATGTTGATGGTGCGGACGCTAACTCAGGCTATGCGATTGGGCTTGATTGCAGTGGAAACGGGCGCTCGGGAATCTTTGACAGCTCGTTCCTTGGCAATACTTACATAGGCTGCCATGTTGCCACTAATGGAGTGGCGACAGCGGGTAACAATGCTGCGGACCAGAGTTCCTTTGTAAGCTACGGGGGCAACCGTTACGCCGCACACTGGACCGCAACAGAAGCGCAGCTAGTGGCGACCGTACCCGGTACAGACGACACTGTATGGGTTCTATATGGATCGGGAAGCACTCACCCCACCATTCCGCTGTGGGAAGCGGGAAAGCTGGAGGGCACTTACTTCCAAGCCTTCGGCTACCGAGCGGACAACGACAACGCCAGAAACGTGTTCCTTGGATGTTACTGGGAAGGCGGCGCGAGCGGCAACGCATTCGACTCCGGCCCTACGCAAGTCTTGGGCGGCTCCATTGGCTGGGTCATGGTTGGCGACCATCTTAGGTCTAATTCTTCAGGCGGTACTCAGCTGGACTCGTTGATAACGACAAAAGGCGACATTACGACATTTATCGGCGGGAATACTAGCATCGGGCAAGTTCTTGGGTGGAACCATTCAAGCGAAAGCAACATCTGGCGATTGAAATTCGTAAACGGCGACTATGTGCTAGATTTTGCCAATAGTCCATCTAGGCGAGCTTTACTCATCACCGGGGAGAACACCACCGAACGATACCCGCACAAACTCAAAATGAGTGACATAATTTTGGGTAGCGGCAATACCGCTAAAATGTTTGGTCGGGTTAACTACTCAACCGCCCCCGGCGTAGTTTTTCCTACGTCAGGGGACTACGTGCGAGGCGACGTATACGTTGCGCCGAATCCCCTTGCCGGCGATAAGATTGGCTGGGTCTGTACTACCAGCGGAACAGCTGGCTCCACCGCAGTTTTCAAGGCATTCGGCGCGATTGACGCATAACCACATACTGGAGAAACAAACAATGGCTATACAGAAAACCATACGTACTCAATTCGGGGAAGATCGCGAGTGCTATATCCGAATCAATAATATAGAGGTTTCAAACCACGGACAGCCGGCTAAAGTTCTCTTCCGGGGCTTCCTTTGCAGGGAAGCATACCAAGAAGGCGCTCATTATGTCGCGGAGTTTGACAAAGAGCTGTTGCTCGATGTGGCCGAACCTTTGTGGCCTCAAGCATACGCAGCATTGAAAGCGGAGCCAGAGTTCACAGGGGCCGTCGATTGCTGAGATTAACCAATCGCCAGCAGCTGGTTTATCGTATTTTCCAGTTGCTGTTCATCCTCGAACACGCGGGATAGGATAAGCCGCCAGCAGACGTTGAAGGCCGCCTTATAAAAATCGTTGAATTCGTCCTGGTCCATGGCGTTGAAGTTTATGGACCGGGGCTTTTTCGTCACACCGTTGGGTGTCATAACGTAATCGAAGTATCCCGCCTCAACCTTAATCCATTCGTGAAGCGCCTCACGGGACTTGTGAGGGCTATCTATCCGTTGCCCGCGTGAATGCCTTAGCTCGTCAAGGAACGCAGTGCAGGCCCTGCGCACGGCGCCAGAATTGCCGCCCTGTCTGTCCAGCCAATCCGCAAACCGTTTGAGCGTGCCTGTTTCGCTGGCGGATACCAGGCCGCCTGTGGGCTCCCAATAGTCCATGGTGATTTCAATAAGCCCGCCCCAATACAGCCTGTGGTGCTGCAGGGACCGGGCTTTGATCTGCGTCAGGGATACCCGGACAGCCTGGCCAACCTTGAATTTGCCCATGTGTTCCTGGTCTGCCGCTGACGCAGGCCGCAAGGATCCGTCCTGGCCTTTCACCAGCATGACTTCAATGGCCATTAAGTTCTCCCCTGAGCTTCGCCAGTGTTTCCAGGCCTTTCTTCCGGCTGGCCTCAGTGACAACCCCGCTTGGATTGCCGTGTTCGACCAGCGCTGGCTGTTCGTAAAAAGCGTGGCCATTCCGCCAATGCTTGATCATTTCATCGTATGCCCGGGCCATGGCCTTGTGGGCTCTCTCGGAATCGAGTTGATTCATTTCATACCAGTCGATCATACGGCTCATGGTATACATTGCCGGGCCCAGGTTTGTTCGCTTCCTGTTGTGGCTGCCTCGCTTTAGCAGGGCCATAATCTGGCTTATCGCGTTATCCTTTCCCGGTATTCCTGCCCGCTCCTTAGCCGCCTCAATGCACCAGGTGCAGAACTGACCGGCTGATGGTGGACGGACCCAGCCTGAAGCCCTCGCTTGCTCAATCCCTGCCTGGATCATTTCCACGTCACTGACGCCCTGTCGTACCAGCTGCTTTGCCCATTGCTTTTTGGCGGCATTGACTTCGCCCTCTGTCTGCCATATCTCACGCCACTTCGGGAAAATCTCTTGCAGCCGTTTGAACAGTTTGTTCACTACTCGCTTGTCGAGTTCTTCAAAGGTCTTCGAAGTCGCCTTCCCAGGGATCGAACCCCTCTGCCCAACTGGTGTCGTCGTTGTCTGGTGTAAATTGCGGGACACCTGACCTACCGTTTTGCTGATATTTTCCATTGCTCAACCACTCCGCTTTGAATCCGCGCCAGCCTCTCGTTGCCGCTTCTGCCAAACATTCATCGACGGATATTCCCATTTCCGCCGCTTTCCGTAGTTCCTTGCCGATCTGGTTCATGGCTGTCTGGCTGTGTGTCGCCTTGGCTTTCCGTCGAGATGCCAGCCAGTCTTTGAAAACTTGTTCCGTGGGCATGGCTGGCCACGACGAATAATCAATCGCGGCCGCGCCTGTGTTTGTATTCTTTTCATTCTTATTCTTCTTATTCTTCTTGTTTGTGTACCGTCTGTTGTCCGTCTGTTGTCCGTCTGTTGTACTGCCTGTTGTATCGCCTGTTGTATCGCCTGTTGTATCGTCACTCTGATATTTTTCGTAATTACAGATAGTTATGATAGTTGTCAGCTTGTCTGTTTGTTGTACCACCATACCCCTATCCCGTAGCATTCCCAAGTAGCGCCGGACTTTCCCCCGACTCCACTTCCAGCGCTTCGCCATCGTCAATTCAGACCATGCCAACTGGCCCCTGTTCACAGCCACTTCAATGCCTCGTATCCATATTGAGCTGGGCGCGTGATTGGTGTTTCCTATTAGGTCGATCCATGCCTGTCCTTTGGTAAACGGCTCAGCCGTCCACAAGTCATTGTCGAACATGGATCGGTGTAGCTTTATCCATCCGCTAGACGACATCAGGAAAACCTCACTTGCTCAGGTATCTCACCAGTGCGATGTAGGTGTTGTATGTCGGATTCGCCCGTTTTCCGTTAGCTACTTCCAATACCGTGTGATACTTGAGCCCGGTTTCTCTGGACACCAGGCCGAGCTTCCTGTCTTTCAGGGCTTCCCTTACTTCTTCCATGCTCATGGCTTTTTGGTCGTTCATGTTTATCCCTTAAAATGTTTGTTTAGTGTTGACAACAACGAATATATACACTAACTTTGCTTTTAGGTCAAACGGAGGTAGACATGGAAAGAAACGCATTACCGCCAATCGCCACCAGGCTGAACGCGGTTTTTGTCATCATCATCATTTTCCTCGCCCTTGGCCTGGTCGGTCAGAGCGACTACGAGGAAGAAATCGCCGCAAAGCGGCACTACTGCAATATGGTTGAGGAAGGCACCTGGCCGGCATTCAACCCTGAAGCCAACTGCGATAAGGAGAGTGGCAATGACAATCAGCACAGATGAGTTAAGAACAGGTCAATACTACCTGCACGAAAATGGCAGCCTGATCTATAAGCCCCATGGTGGAGTTCAGGCAGACAGCGCTTTTGTCCGGAAGGTTTGGCCAGTGAGCCAGATATCCGCAACCCCGCATGATTTTGTGAGCTTCCTCTGCGTAGCCAGAGGGCTGGGAGCAAACGAGGGCGATATTTACCGGCTGGCCAACCACAACATGATTTCTGATTTCATTTCCGATTGGGAGCGAAAGGTGTTCCCGGGAGAAGTGCAATGAGTAACACAATCCCCAAAACCATGAAAGTGGAGCTCCACTTTCACAAACCAACCTATGGCGACGAGCCAATCATCTTCACGCAGGATATGAGCCACCACGGGTACCCGCACCTTGGATCCGATACCGTGACCGTGACCGTGCCTGACACAGACCCCGTGAAAGCCGAAATCGAAATGCTTGAGAAGGCCCGCGACCAAGTGCGCCAGGAATTGGGCGACAAGCTGAACACCATCGAGCAGCGGATCAAGGAACTGGCCGCCATCGAATACAAGCCGGAGGAAAAATGATGCCGTTCATGGGATACGTGGCGTTTGCCATGGGCTTTATGGTCCCGTACCTGGCCGATGAATCGCTGACCATGCTGCACATGATCCCGCTGCAGCTGGCCTTTTACGGAATGGGGGCATGGTATGTCACACGATAATCTGGCTCTCTGGAAAAGCGTTGAGGAAACCGCGCCAGGCTACACCAAGACTGGCGACCTGGATGGCCGGAAGGTTACCAGCATCAACGGCACCTACATGGTGAAGCGTGCCACTGAGGCTTTTGGTCCGGTAGGGCTTGGCTGGGGCTACGAGATCGAGGACGAGAGCTTTCAGCCAGGCGCACCAATCACCAAAGACGGCGCCGTGATTGGCAACGCGATCATGCACACGCTCAAGGTCCGGCTGTGGTATATGCGTGGCGACAAGAAGTGTGAAGTGGTGCATTTCGGCCACACGCCCTATATCCGGGGCACGCACTACGGCGCCATGACCGACTTTGACGCGCCGAAGAAGTCCCTGACCGATGCCATCAAGAAGTGCCTGTCTATGATTGGCTTCAGTGCTGACGTGTTCCTGGGGCTCTACGACGACACCAACTATGTCGAGGCCGCCAAGGTGAAGGAATCCGTGCGCAACGCCGACGATGCCGAAGAAGAAATGACCAAGGCCCGGACGGAATTCAGTGAATGGCTGAAGCGGGAAACCGACACCTACGCCAAGGTGCCGAGCCCTGCACCGTTGCGCCTGATGTACCAGGGCCATCTGAGGAAGGCGCAGCGCCAGTGTGCCGTGCTGGGTGTGGACTTTCAGAAGGTGAAGGCCCGGATTGACGAGGCGTATAACGCGCAGCTGGACAAGCTGATCCCTGACGTTGAGCTGGTATGCCATGAGTGCGGAGCCACCGGCAAAGGCAAGCCAGACAGCAAGTGCCCGGATTGTGGGCACGCCAAAAGAAGCCCTGCAGAACAGGGCGAAGACGCGCAATAAAATGGAGAAGGTAAATGACTGATCTTAACCAGGTCGATATCGAGCAGGGCAAGGTAGACGTTGAGGTATTCAAAAAGACCGATGCCGCCCTGGCCTTGCTGAGTGAGAAGTATAGCAAGATACCGGACGTAAACACCAAAGATGGCTATGACTTCGTGAAGAAGGGTGTGAAAGAGCTGACCAGCTACCGCACCACCTTGGACGCCGAGCGCCAGCGGATCAAGAAACCCTACCTGGATGCGGGCCGGATCATCGACAACGAAGCCAAGCGGATCACCGCCAAGCTGGTGGAGCTTGAGGAACCGATGAAGGCCGCGAAAAAGGAGGTGGACGACCGGAAGAAGCGACAGGAGGAAGAGCGTATTGCCCGCCTGCGAGAGAAGGTCAACGCCATCTACGGCATGACCGCCAAGGCCAGAAACCAAACCAGCGATGAGATTGCCAAGCTGATCGAGGAAGTGGACGCGATCGACACCAGGCAGGACTACTACGACCTGACCCGGGAGGCCATCGAGGCGCAACAGGCGGTACTGCAGGAGCTGTCAGACCTGTACGGGCAGCAGGTGCGTTATGAGGAAGCGCAGGCAGAACAGGAGCGTTTGCGTAAGGAACAGGCCGAACAGCGTGCCCAACAGGAGATTACCGACCTGATCAACGAAACGAAGATGATTCCGGCCAACCTGGTTGGAGCCAGCGCGCAGAAGATTGAGAACAAGATCAGTCGCATGGAGAACTACAGTTCTCCGGCAGGCGTGTTTGGTGACCGCCAAGCCGAATTCGAGGAAGCCAGAAAGACTGCCATACAACAACTGAACGTCATGCTCAAGCAGCAGCGCATGGTTGAGGAGGCGCAGGCCAAGGTTGAGCCGGAAACCGTGGAAACGCCCGCGCCGGCAGAGAAAGCCACGGTACCGGAGGCTCCGAAGGTCACCGAACACCAGGGCAACACCGAAAAGCAGCCATGGTCCGGCACTGTCACCGAGAGCGACCGCGAGGATATCAAGGCCGGCGACAAGGTGAGCATTGACGATGTGAGCCCGGAGCCCAACCCCGTGAACGACACGCCGGACGTTTGGGCCGAGCTGGCGGAATGGTGCGACAAGTGGGAACTGTCACTGCAGGCATCCCATGAGCTGAACGACATTCTGAGCCGCTACCTGTAACCGATAGGGCGCTACGGCGCCCACAACCTGGAGAACACCATGAACCTTGTTTGCGCATACGACACAGAGACAACCGGCCTGCCGGACTGGAAGAACCCGAGCGACAGCCACCACCAGCCGCACCTGGTACAGCTGGCCGGCATCCTGGCCGACGACGACACCGGCAAGATCATATCGAGCCTGGACCTGATTATTCAGCCGGACGGCTGGGAGATCCCGCAGGAAGTGGCCGAAATTCACGGGATCACCAACGAAATGGCCAACCAGGTAGGGGTGAATGAAGCTGACGCCGTTGCCTTGTTCCTGCAGATGGTGGGGGGCGCCAAGCGCCTGGCGCACAACCGCACCTTCGATCAGCGCATTATCCGGATTGCCACCAAGCGGTATTTCCCGGAGAACGTGCAGGAACAGTGGGCCGAGAAGGAGAACCACGACTGCACCATGCTGATGGCAAAGCCCATCATGCAACTGCCGCCGAAAGGCCGGTACGGGTACAAGTCGCCGAATCTGTCCGAAGCCTACCTGTACTTCACGGGCAAGGAGCTGCAGGACGCACACAGCGCCATGGCAGACGCCCGTGCTTGCCTGGACATTTACTTTGCAATGAAGGAGCTGGCCGTTGTTGATTCTGACGCGAAGGGTGAATGAAAAGATTGTGATCGAGACAAAGAGCGGGGAGAAGATCGAGGTATTCCCGATGGCCGTCAACGGATCACAAGTCAAGATCGGGGTGAATGCGTCCCGTGACACAGCGATAGACCGTGAGGAAATCGCGCAACGCAAGAAGGAGAACCGTAATGCCGACTAAGGTAGGTAAATTCATCGAGGATCTGGATGGTGGCGTTTTTGAGGAAAAACTGTCACAGATCCTGAGTGACGTGGCTGGCGCCGTGATCGACCAGGGCAAGTTGGGCAAGGTGGATATCTCATTCACCATCAAGCAGATCGGCAACAGCCACCAGGTGCAGATTGACCACACGCTGAAGTACAAGCGCCCGACCAGTCGCGGCAGCATGAGCGAGGACAACACCACCAGCACGCCAATGCACGTTGGCAGCCGTGGCGCCCTGACGTTCTTTGCCGAGAACCAGGTGCAGATCTTCGACCGCCAGGGCCAGCCAACCAAAAACCCATACCCGGAGGACAGCCAGGAGTAATCCTGGTTTTCCCCACACACTGAGAAGGAAATGAAACATGGATAAATCAGCTATCGAGCAGATCCAGCAGGCGCAGACCGTCGAGGCACTTAACCAGGATCTGACCACCATGGATCTGGCCGTGCCCGTGCTGGCGGCACCGGACAATTACACCGTCCACGACCTGGAAAGCAAATTGCCAGGCCGCGTGCGGTACCGGGGAAAGTTTGAGACCCGCCTGCCGGAGTCGTTCATCAACTACTGTGCTGACCATGACGTGGTGGGCGCCGTGTGTTTTGTGGATCCGGAGCGCATGAACGCCGTGGCCGTGCTGAACCTGGGTACCGGGGACAGCCCGGGGCACGCCGACTTTACCGCAACCCTTAACATGAAGCAGACCGCCGAGTTTGTGTCGTTGCTTGAGCATAACGGGCAGCGCCTGAGCCAGCGCAAGCTGGCGGAATTCGTGGAGGACTGGCAACACTGCGTTGCCGCCCTGGACGCTGAAGGAAAGCCCGTGAACCTTGCCCGCGCCATCATGGCCATTCGTGAAATGAGCATCGAGGCCAACAGCAAGCGGGAAAGCGAAGTGGGTGACTTCCGGGGCAGCCGCAGCGCCCTGGAAAGCGTGGAGGCCAAGAGCAAACACGAACTGCCCAATGCCATGGTGTTCACTTGTGTGCCCTACAACGGGCTGAAGGCGCGTGACTTTGAGTTGCGCCTGTCCGTTCTGGCATCGAAAGAAGATCCGCAGCTGACTATCCGTATCAAGCGCTTGGAGGCCATTCAGGAGGAAATGGGTAAAGAGCTGGCGGAACTGATCGAGGATGCCGGCAGCGACCTGGATATGTCCGTCACTATCGGCACCTTCCAGAAGTAAACTCACCGCCGGGCACCGCCCGGCCAGCAAGAGGCCAGCACCATGGCTATGAACCATACCGAAGTGGAACAGATGATGCGCGACCTGGGCTGTGATGGCGACAAGATCACCAGCTCCCTGATCGAATCCCGCATTGTCGACGTGGACTATGAAACCGTAGTGATTGCCGGACAGAAGCTGATGTATTGCGGCATCCGGATGGATAACGGTTTTGTGGTGGTGGGTAAGCCCGCGACCTGCATTGACCCGGCCAACTGGCGCGACGAGATTGGCCGGAAGATCAGTTACGACAACGCATTCAGCGAGATCTGGAGGCTGGAAGCCTACCGGAAACTGAGCTTCAACGCTGAACGCATTGCTCGCCTGGCACATGAAGTGAACCGCGCCTACTGCAAATCCCTGGGTGACAACAGCCAGGTACCCTGGGAAGAAGCGCCGGACTGGCAGAAGGAAAGCGCCATCAAGGGTGTGGCCTTCCACCAGAAGAACCCGGACGCCACACCGGAGGACAGCCACAACAGCTGGCTGGAGGAAAAGCTGAACGATGGCTGGGCGCATGGTGACGTGAAAGACGCCGTTGCCCGTTGCCATCCGTGCGTGACTGCCTACGAGAACCTTCCGCAAGAGCAGCGCAGCAAGGATTATCTGTTCAAGGCAGTGGTTACCGCCCTTAGCTGAATGGAGCGCCCTGGGGCAACCTGGGGCAGTTTACGATGAAAGAACTACTGCAAGCTGGCGTCCCTGTCCAGATAGCCATTAAGGCGGCCAAGCTGTCCGGCAACGTGGGCACCGCGGACGTTCAGCACATGATCCGGCGCCAGAGTGAGGCGCTAACCTTGATGACCATGATCTTGGATGACGTGCGCCGGCTGTACCCGAGCCTGAACGCCGGCCTGGATCGGATCATTCAGCAGGCCATCGACAATGCCGGCATATCGGATGAGGCTGCAGAAATGGAGCTTTCACAGCGTATGAAGCTGGCGGACGAGCTGGAGCGGGAAACCTGGGGAGCTGACAATGCCTGATATGCAATCACAATGCTGGATCTGTCCGGAATGCTACGACGACAAGCACCACACCACTGGTGACGCCCACTGCCTGAAGCAGCAGGAAGAAAACCGCAAGCAGACAGAGCCCGACTGGACCAGTGAATGCGAAAACTGTGGCGATACGCCCGTGGTTCCGGCAACCGGCCTGTGTGGTCCCTGCACCTTTGGTGAAGCTGACACGATTGGAGGTAACTGGTGAGCCCGGAACAGCCAACCCAACAGGACGAGCAGATCCCGGACGTTCGCAACCCGGCCGCAATGCGTGAATACATTGCCGACCTGAGCCGGCGCCTCAAGCGTGACCGGCACCAGGTAGGCCCGGTAAAGGCCCGGATGATGGAGAAGCGCCTGAAGAAGCTGAAGCGGCAGTATGGGAGGGATCAATGAATGAGCTGGCTCTTTTCGCAGGCGCTGGTGGAGGAATACTCGGTGGACATCTTCTCGGATGGCGAACCATCTGCGCAGTGGAACGTGATGCCTACGCCGCAGGGGTTCTGGCGCAACGACAAAATGATGGATGCCTCCCGCCTTTCCCAATTTGGTCCGACGTTACGACTTTTGACGGAACAGCATGGCGAGGCCGTGTTGATGTCATTTCTGGAGGGTTTCCCTGCCAGGACATATCCGTCGCAGGAGGGGGGGCGGGGCTTGAAGGAGCGCGTAGCGGGCTATGGTCTGAGTTCCGTCGAATCATTAGCGAAGTACGACCCTATTTCGTGTTCGTGGAAAACTCCCCAGCTCTCACTTCTCGAGGACTCGGAGTTGTACTCGGAGACTTGGCCTCGCTGGGGTTCAATGCGCGATGGGGAGTGCTGGGTGCAGGAGCCGTCGGTTCGATATGCGAAGGCGAGCGTATCTGGATTGTCGCTACTTCGCCCGACTGCCCAGTGCTGGAAGGCGTGGACGTTTCTCAGAATTTCCTCACTCATTCGCAAGAATCACGCAGACGGCAACGTACAGGAGCAATCGGCGCGATGCTTTCACAAGATGATTACAGCCGAATCAAACGAAATCCTAATGAAGTGGCCGCCCAAATGGACCGCCTTAGAGCCATTGGAAATGGACAAGTTCCATCTCTGGCTGCAAGAGCATTCACTGAATTGTCCGGGAGAAAATAAGCATGAGTAGAGGCGTCAACAAAGTATTTCTGGTCGGTAACCTGGGCCAAGATCCAGAAACCCGGTACACGCCCAACGGCAGCGCCGTGGCGAACATGAACATTGCCACCGACGAAAGCTACAAGGACAAGGGCACCGGCCAGCTGGTACCGAAAACGGAATGGCACCGGATTGTGCTATTCGGGAAGATTGCAGAAGTGGCCGGCCAGTATCTGAAAAAGGGCAGCAAGGTCTACATCGAGGGCAAGCTACAAACCAGGAAGTGGCAGGGCCAGGATGGGCAGGACCGATACACGACCGAAGTAGTGGTGGATATCAACGGCAGCATGCAGATGCTGGACAGCAAGCCCGACGAACAGCAGGGACAGCAGCAGCAGAACCGGGGAGCCTATCACCGGCATTCACAGCCCAACGGCTACCAGCAGGCCAGGGGGAAATAGTGAAGTCACAGAAAATGCGTGATTCAGCCCGCAACGAGCAATGCACCGTCAACCTGGTAGGTGTGTGCAACTACGACCCTTCAACGACAATCCTGGCGCACCTGCCCGACGAATCCAACGGTATGGGGAAGAAGGCCGACGACCTGAGCGCGTGCTATGCTTGTAGCGCGTGCCATGATGCTGTGGATAACCGGAGTAAGTGGCCGGATTCGGAAGAAGAACACCGGGAATGGTATTATCGCAGGGCACAAACCAGAACCTGGCGCCGGATGGTGGAGCTGGGCATTATCGCAATCAAGGGGGTAAAACAGTGATGCGCTACCTTGTGGTCCATATCAGTGACAGCCCAAAGGATCGTGGCGACACCGCCGCAGACATTCACCGCTGGCACAAGCAGCGGGGCTGGGATGGCATTGGTTACCATGCCGTTATTACAGGCACTGCCGATATTGAGCCGGGCCGACCGGACTATTGGCAAGGAGCCCACGTAAAAGGGCACAACGCTGATAGCCTGGGCATCTGCATTATCACCGACACCGCACCGGATGAAGATCAGCTGAGAGTGTTGGAAGGATGGCTTCTGGCGAAGCTGGCCGACTATCCAGAAGCTGAGGTAGTGGGCCATCGTGATCTGGACTCACGCAAAACCTGCCCGAACATGGATATTCCCGCCTGGTGGGCTTCCCGCCAAAAAAAACACATCGACTGAGGCAGCCCGTTATGGATTGGTCCGACATTGGCAAGATGGTAGGCAAGGCCGCGCCGATAGTGGGCACGCTCCTGGGTGGTCCGGCTGGTGGCGCCGTGGGTGGTCTGGTATCGCAGGCCCTTGGCGCCGGCAATGACCCGGGCGAGGTAGGCGAGATCCTCAAGTCTGATCCGGCAGCGTATGAGCGTATAAAGCGTCTGGAACAAGAGCATGAGCGAGAGCTGAAGGCTATGATGCTGGAAGCCGAAACCGCCAAGCTGGGCCAGGTGAACAAAACAATCAGGGCTGAGGCCGCCAGCAATGATGCATACGTACGCAGATGGCGCCCGACCTTTGGTTACCTGGCTGCGATATCCTGGGCCCTGCAGTCTGTGGCCGTAGCCTGGTCATTCGTGTGGGCACCGGAACAGGCCGGCCAGGTATCAACGGCAATCGCCGCCCTCACGCCAATGTGGGGATTCGCGCTGGCCGTGCTGGGTATTAGCGTTCATAAGCGCAGCCAGGACAAACAAGTATCCGCTGGGCAGCAGCCAGGTGGCGGAATCATTCAAGCATTGGCAACGAGGCTGCAGGGTGGCAATAAGACGAGCGGCAAAGATTGACGAGAACCAACCCGCACTGGTGGAGCTGATACGGGCCATGGGTGTGAGCGTAGCCATTACCAGCTCCGCCCACGATGGCTTCACCGACCTGGTTATCGGCTTTGGTGGTGTGACGGTACTGGTAGAGGTCAAGGACGGCAGCAAAGAGCCTGCAAGGCGTAAGCTGACCCCGCAGCAGGTAGCCTTTCACGGATCATTCAAGGGAGCCATAACGGTAATCGAGAATGAACAGCAGGCTATAGAGCTGGTGAACAGGCTCAAGAAAGTGGCAGCGTCAACGAGGACAGACTGGAATGTGGGAGCGACAGCGTATGCCTGATGGTCAAGGTGGCAACAGTGTTTTGAAGGCGCTACTAGACGTGGGGCTGGGGTACGTGTGGTTTGCGTTACTCGCATTGTGGGGGGGAACCGTGAGCTATATCAGCCGTGTTCGTCGCAACAACGCACCGTTCAGTTTCGTGGAGCTGGTGGGGGAATGGACGATATCAGCCTTCGCCGGGGTTATGACGGCTCTGATATGCCAGGAACTGGAATTCAGTTTGATATTAACCGCAGCGTTGGCCGGGATCAGTGGCCACATGGGTGGACGTGCAATCTACATGCTCGAGCAGTTGGTTTGTAAGAAGTTCAACATACCAATGAACCGAAGGTACGACGATGAGCCAAGAAGTAAAGACTGAATACCAGCTGACACCAGAACAGCAGGAACTGGCCGCCAAGCTGACGCACCTTCAGAAGTGGACGATGATTCACGCCGCCAGTGGCATGAGCAAGATGGATGCTTACGTGAAGGCTGGAGGCAAGGCGAAGGGGAAAAGCGCCAACAATGTTATTGGTAAGATGTTGGAAAAAGGTAGTGTCCGAGCGTTTTACGACAGTCTGGTGAGTTCAGCGGCCGCAAAGTCGGTAATGACCCGGGAAGAAGCCCTGGAAACCCTGACCAAGATTGCCCGGACAACCGTGAAGGACGTGGTTCGATTCAAGAATGCGCAGGTAGGCGAGGACGAGGACGGCAACCCCGTGTATCAAACCGTGTGGCAGCTGATCGACCAGGACAACATGGACGATGGGCACGCCGCCGCCATTGCCGAGCTGAGCACAGGCCGGGACGGCTTCAAGTTCAAGCTGCACAGCCAGACCGGCGCCATTAAGCAGCTGTCCGAGCTGGAAGGCTGGGATGCTCCCAAGAAGGTGGAAGGTAACCTGACCCTGGACGGCAATGTAGATTCACCGGAGATTGCCAAGGCCCTGGGCCAACTACTGGATAAGCTGTAATGCTGAAGTGGGAGGAAATGACGAACGCGGAGAAGCTGGCCGTGAAGGTGGCCAGTGAAGCATCCTTTGAAGCGTTTATGCGAATCTTCTTCCAGCTACTGCAAGGCCAGAAGTTCCGCAAGAACTGGCATCACACCTACGAATGCCGCCTGGCTGAGTCCGTTTACCGTATGGAGATCCCCCGGGGTATCGTCAACGTGGCGCCAGGCAGCACCAAGACAGAGATATGGTCCATCCACTGGCCGTGCTGGTGCATCCTCAAGTGCATAGGTGAGAAGCGATCGACACGCTGGCTCCCGCTTTCCTACTCCGATGACCTGGTGACCGAGAACGCGACCCGGGTGAAGGAGATCCTGGACAGTGAAGAATTCCAGACCCTATGGCCACTGACGCCATCCAAGGACACCAAGGCCAAACACAACTGGAAGTACATCGACCAGCATGGCAACCAGCACCGGCTGTACGGCACCAGCATCAACGGCCAGGTAACAGGCCGCCGTGCCGGGTTCATGGAGGAAGGATTCACCGGTGCCCTGGTAATGGATGATCCCCTGCCGCCCAAGGACGCCGAGAGTGGTCGCCTGATCGACAAGGGCAACAAGCGTATCAACCGTATCGTTCGCTCTCGCCTGGCGCACGACAACGTGCCCATCATCATGGTGCAGCAGCGGATAGCCAAGGGCGACAGCACCGACTACCTGAACAGCGACAAGAGCCCGGACAATTACCAGCTGTTCAAGATCCCTGCCATAATCGACCGCAGTTACCTGGACCAGCTGAGTGACGAAATGCGGGAAGCCTGCATACGTGACACCGGATTCACCGGCAAGCGCGTCAGTTACTGGCCAGAGAAAGAGCCCACGGAGACACTGCTTGCCATGGAAAAAGCCGACAACTATATGTTCAGCGCCCAATACCAGCAGTCGCCTGACGATGCCCTGGCAGAAGGTGTGGTGTATAAGGCCGAGGTTGAGATATTGCTTGAGGAAAACCGCCTGACCAACATTCCCGTTGAGAAAAGCCTGCCCGTTCACACCTATTGGGATCTTGGCATCAACGACGATATGGCTATCTGGCTGGTTCAGGTACACCAGAAGGAGATCCGCTGCATTGCCTGTTACGGTAACCGGGATGAGGGCATGGAGCATTACATCAACTGGCTGCATGACTTCCGGGACAAGTACGGAATTCGGTTTGGTGAACACATGGCGCCTCACGATATCGAGGTCCGGGAGCTTATGTCGGGTGAGAGCCGGCTGCAGACTGCCAAACGGATGGGCATTAAGTTCAAGACTGTGCCACGGGTGAAGAATAAGCGGGAATCCATCAACGCCCTGAAGAAGCTGTTTCCCCGTATCTGGATCGACAAGGTGCGCTGTGACACTGACATTGCCGGGAACCAGGGCGATATGGCCAATCACACCGGGTGGAAGGCCATCAAGGCATTGCGCCGTGAGTGGGACCACGACAACGAAACCTTCAAGGATACGGTAGGCCCGAAGTGGGCCACCAACTACACCGATGCGCTCCAACAGATGGGGCTAAACTGGAAAGACGAGAAACCAAAGCCAGCCAGGAAAGCTCACAGTCCTGGCCCTGGTGGTTGGCTTGGCGCATAATAATTGTTCCATGAAAGAGGGGCGATATTATGGGGCGTTATTACGGTGTTGGCGTTAATGATTCAGACGAGCCGGTAACAATTATTAAGAACGGCAGGCAAATAAGAAAGCCTGAATACTTGGCTTGGAATAGTATGTTAAGGCGATGTTATAGCGACCAGTACCATAAGACGCATGGGGTTTATGAAGAATGCCGAGTCTGTAATGACTGGTTGAAATTCAGCAATTTCAAGGCATGGATGGAATCTCAAGACTGGAAAGGAAAGCAGCTGGACAAGGACGTAATAAGGCCTGGAAACAAGGTTTACTGTCCTGAATACTGTGTTTTTGTGTCGCCTGAAGTCAACGGGCTTCTTAAAAAGCGAAGCAGGCCAGGAAGCAACAAATACATGACCGGAGTTTTTTTCAATAGAAGCCGTGGGAAGTATGAGGCACAGATCAGCATCAACAATCGGCAAAAGCTAGTAGGTAGGTTTGATACGCCAGAAGAAGCGCACAAAGCATATTTAGAGGCAAAGCACAGAAGAATACTTGAAGTTGCTGCAAAACAGGACGACCCAAGAGTGAGGAACGGACTTGAGCTGCACGCCGCACTGTTTAGGAGATAGATCATGTTGCCAGGCAAAGAACCGATAAAGACCCGCGAGGGTGACAGCAAGGAATATATGCTGAAGGAGATCCGGGAGCGTGCGGACTATGCCAAGACGGCATGGCAGCACAACTTCGACGCCGCGCAGGAGGATATCAAGTTCCTGGCGGGTGAGCAGTGGCCGGACTACATCAAGCAGCAACGGGAACTAAAGCAGCGCCCGTGCCTGACCCTGAACAAACTGCCGCAGTACGTTGACCAGGTATTGGGCGACCAGCGCCAGAACCGGCCAGCAATTCGCGTCCATCCGACTGAAGCCAACATTGCCGGCGCCGGGGAGGACGAGCCGCAGAAGCTATCGAACCTGACCGGCAAGGTGAATTACTCGCTGGCGGAAGTGTATGAAGCCCTGATTCGCAACATCGAGTACACCAGCAAGGCCGAAGCGCACTATGACACGGCATTTCAGCACGCCGTTGAAGGTGGTTTTGGCTGGTTGCGCGTGCTGACCAAGTATTCCACCGACGATGCCTTTGAGCAGGATCTGTGCATTAAGAGCATTCACAACCGTTTCGCGGTACTGATGGATCCGGACGCCGTGGAGCCGGACTATTCAGATGCCAACTTCTGCTTCATTGGGGAGCGGATGCGCAAGAAGGAGTTTGAAAAGCGGTATCCCGATGCAGTCCGCGGGGATCTGATCGACGCTGACCGGGGTGAGTATTCCTGGTGGGTGAGTGAAGAAGGCGTGCGGGTGGCGGAATACTTCTGGCGTGAGCCGAAAAACCGGACCCTGCTACTACTGAGTGACGACCGTGTTGTGTGGGAGGACGAGGTAAAGGACGTTCTGGACGAGCTAAAGGAAATGGGCATTACCGTTGCCCGGACTCGAAAAGTGAAAACCTACGTGGTGAAGTGGGCCAAGGTTACCGCCTACGAGATCCTGGAAGGCCCGGTTACCTGGCCAGGCCGGACCATTCCCGTGGTCCCTGTGCTGGGTAAGGAAATGACGATTGGTGACAAAACTTCTTACCGTGGCCTGATCCGGTACGGGAAAGACGCCCAACGGATGCACAACTTCTGGATGACGGCCGCAACGGAGAAATCCGCCCTGGCGCCCAAGGCACCGTGGGTAGCCGATGCTGAATCCATCGAGGGCTATGAACAGGAGTGGGAAAGCGCCAACGTCGACAACGCCAGCGTGCTGAGATACAACGCCCGGGCCGATATCCCACCACCGCAGCGCAACCAGGGCACGCCGATGCCCACGGCAGAGCTGCAGATAGCCATGAGCTTCACGGACGAGATGAAGGCCACCATTGGCCTGTACGATGCCAGCGTAGGCGCACAGAGCAACGAAACCAGCGGTAAGGCTATCCTGGCACGCCAGCAACAGGGAGACCGGGGTACGTTCGCATACATCGACAACCTGAGCCGCGCCATTGGCCGTATCGGGCAGATCTGTATCGAGCTGATTCCGAGGGTGTACGACAGTGAGCGTGTTATCCGGGTGCAGTTTGAGGACGGTACCGGCGACTGGCTCCGGATCAATCAGATGGTGATGGACGAGGAAACCGGCAAGCCCGTGCTGGTTCACGATATCGCGCAAGGCAAGTTCGACGTGACCGTGAAGGCAGGCCCTGGCTACCAGACTCAACGACTGCAGGCCGCTGACAGCCTGATCCAGTTTGCTCAAGCGGTACCGTCTGCAGCTGGCGTGCTGGCGGACCTGATAGCCAAGAACATGGATTGGCCGGGAGCTGACGAGATCAGCAAGCGCCTGAAGAAGATCCTGCCACCGGGCATACTGGACCAGGACGAAATGGACGAACTGGATATCCAGCCACCGCAGCCGACGCCAGAGCAACAGGCCGAAATGGCCAAGGCTGAAGCCGATATGGCCGGCGCCGAGGCAGAGAAGGCCCGCGCGCAAGCTGATATGGCCAAGGCCGAGGCCGACACCGCCGAAGCCCGCGCCAAAATGGCTGAGATTGAACGGGATGCTATGCTGGCAGGACCAGGATCCATTGAAGAAACCGTGCGTAACCTGGTAGCTGAAGCCATGGCCGAGATCATGGCACAGGGCCAGCAAGGCAGCGAAGTTGCTGTTAATGCCTGATAACAGGCTATAATGTGACCACAAGCTACCTGTGGCTTATCACAGGGGATAAATCCGCGAAGGAGACAACGCGACATGGCAGAAGAAGCCAAGACACCTGAGCAAGAAACCGAAAGCTACGAGGTTTTCGTTACCGAGGCCGTTGGGGATCAGCCGGAAGGTGGTACCCAGGAAACACAGGGTGAAGGATCGGCCAAAGCCCAAGACGAGGGAGAGGGCCAGCAGGAGGGCCAGGACGTTTCAGCGGAAGAAGGCAAGGACGATGCCGATGGAAAACACGCCGATGATGCCGGCGAGGTACAGAAGCCCAAGGGCAAAGCCCGTAATTCGTACCAGAAGCGCATTGACCGTTTGACCAAGAGAGCGAAAGAGGCAGAGGACGAGCTGAAGCGTATTCGCAGCCAGGGCAAGCAGCCCGAGGGCGACGACAAGCGTATCAGCGACACCGGGACCGACGAGCCGGACCCTTCCGACTTCGACAGCTATGACGATTACCTGGATTCACTGGCAGACTGGAAAGCCGGACAGAAAAAGGGGAAAGGGGCTGGCGATGGGAAAGACAAGGGCACCGACGACAACGCGCAGGACCAGGACCAGGAAGAAGATACGGAATACACCGAGGCACTGGAGGACGTGACAGAAGCGTTCGACGAGAGCCGCGAAAAGTATGACGACTTCGATGATGTGGTGACCGCACCGGACGTGCAGATCACCAAGGATATGGTCAAGGCCCTGGCGGATTCAGATAACCCTGGTGACGTGGCCTACTATCTTGGCAAGCACAAAGACGAGGCCAGCCGTATTGCTGGTTTGTCGCCACTGGCACAGGCCCGGGAAATCGGGAAGCTGGAAGCCAAAGTGGCAAACATGAAACCGCCCGGTAAAAAGACTACTCAGGCGCCTGACCCAATCGAACCCGTGAGGGGTAGCGATTCATCCTCGAAAACTGCAGCCGATATGGACTTTTCCGAGTATGAGCGCACCATGAACGAGCGGGAGCGAAACGGCAGGGGCTTTTGGTAACTATTTAGGAGTATTGAGCCATGCCGCAACTCAACGGTGAGAAAGGTAACCGTCTGCTGACGGACGACATTATTGTGAAGGAGGCGTTGCGCCTTCTGAAGAACAACCTGGTGGCCGCACCGCTGGTACACCGCGACCTGGAACGCCGCTTTGCAAAGGTGGGTGACTCCATTTCCCTGCAAAAGCCTTTCCGCACCAAGACTGCTTCAGGCCGTGTGTTGCAGAAGCAGCCCATGACTGACCTGAGCATCCCGTTCAACATCAACCGCCAAGAACACTTCGGCCTGGAAGTCACAATGCGTGACCGGACCCTCAGTGTTGAGCAATTCAGCGAGCGTTACCTGAAGTCTGGCATGATCCAGATTGCCAACGTCATTGACCGTTCGATCCTGCTGACCGCGAAAGAAGCCTTCTTCAGCTCCGGCACGCCCGGTACCGCCATCAATCTCAAGAATTTCCATCTTGCGAAGGCGTACATGGGCCAGGTGGCTGTTCCGGATGATGGGATGCGCCGCTGTATCTTGAACATGCTGGATGCGGCTGAAGTCTCGGACGCAATCAGCAATAAGAACAACGAAATGATGGTGAAAGGCGCCATTCAGAAAGGTTACATGGGGCCGCTGGCCGGCTTTGACCTGTTTGAATCTGCCAACCTTCCGACTCACACCGTGGGTGCGTATGGTGGCACACCGCTGACTGCAGGTGCAAACCAGACTGGTGACACCATCCAGACTGATGGCTGGACCGCCAGCGTGACCGGCCTGCTGAAAGCGGGTGACGTGATTCAGTTTGCCGGGGTGCATGAGATCAACCCGCAGAGCTATGCCTCTACTGGCCGCCTGAAGCACTTTGTTGTGCAGGAGGACGTGAATTCTGACGCTGTCGGCCTGGCCACCATCAAGATCAGCCCGGCTATCAACGATGGTACCGGCACCACCACCAACCAGGAAGGCGACATAATCAGCACCAAGGCATACCAGAACGTGGATGCCGCACCTGCTGATAACGCCGCCATTACTGTGCTGGGCAGCCCGGACACCACATACCGCGAAAACTTCCTGTTCCACCGCGATGCGATTGCCCTGGCAATGGTTGACCTGGAACTGCCCCAGTCTGCCACTGTGAAGTCTCGCGTCCGTGATCCGGATTCCGGCCTGTCCCTGTCCATGACCGGGGCATACGACATCAATGAGCAGTCAGAGATTACGCGGATTGACGCCGTTTGGGGTGCGCACATGATTTACCCTGAGCTGGCACACCGCATGTGGTCAGCTGAAGGCTGATTGGTAGGTAGCAGCAACGAGTAAGGGCCCGGCACCAGTCAGGCCCTTACTTTTATCCCGCCTGGAGACACCAAAATGACTGAAGAAGCCGAAAAAACCCGCACCTGGATCTATCACGCCGACAAGAAGCCCAAGCTGGTAAACGTCACCGCTGAGGAACTGGAAGCCCTGGAGGCCGATGGCTGGCAGGATTCGCCGGCAGAGCAGAACGACCAGGTTGAAAGCAACGACCAAGAGCGTGACGAATTGCTGGATCGTTTCAACGAGGAACCCACCGACTTGACCAAGGACGAACTGGTGAAGCTGGGCCGGTACCTTGGCGTGAAGATGCTGAAAGCCTGGAAGGAAGAAACCCTGATCGAGAAGGTCCGCAGCGGCCTGGAGTAAAGCGCCATGGCAACCACGAAGCGATTGGTTGAAAGCGCACTGCGAAGCATAGGCGTCCTGGCAAGCGGGGAAGAAGCAAGGCCCGCTGAGTTACAGGACGCTTTGCTGTATGCCAAGCAGATGCTGGACAGCTGGACCAACGAAACCCTGCTGGTGCCCGCCCTGGTGCATGAGCAATTCGACCTGGTAGAACAGAATTCCTTTACGATCGGTCCCGGGGGAGACTTCGATACCGTCCGGCCAACCATCATTGAAAAGCTGAATATCCGGGAGCCTTCCGGGCATTCCGTGGCCGTGGAGATTGTCGGGCTCAATACGTGGTCCGATATCCCTATCAAGAGCAACGTGCAGTCATTCCCGCGCTATGCCTACTACACGTCCGATAACCCGCTAGGCACCCTGAGATTCAGCGCCGTGACCGCGGCCGGAAACAAGCTGGTGATGGTTAGCTCAAAGCCGATTCAGGATCTGCCGGCACTGACCGCTGAAGTGGAGTTCCCGCCAGGGTATGAGCGAGCTATCCGTCTTGGCCTGGCGCTGGAGCTGGCGCCGGAGTACGGCAAACAGGTGGATCAGGTGATTGCCGCGCAGTATTCACAGGCCCGTAAGGTGCTGAAGCGCACCAACAGCACCACCAGGCTACGTGAACTGCAGATGGATGGCGGGCTGATCCAACCCCGCGGCTATGACATTTATAGTGGGCCAGGCTAATGATGCGACCAATTCAGTGGGCAACCGGCAGTAACCAGACCCGGGCAGAGGCCGCCAATGGATCCCGCCTGGTGAATCTGTATGCTGAAGCGTTGCCGCCAGACAGCAAGACACCTGTGGCACTGTACGGCACGCCGGGAACATGGACGTTCGCCAGCCTGCCTACGGCGCCCGTGAAAGCGCTTCACAAATTGAAGGATAAGCTGTACGCCATAACTGAAACACGCCTGTATTACGTGGACCAGGTTGGCGCACACACTGAAATCGGCACCATCGACCAATCCGGTCCGGTATCCGCCAGCACCAATGGCATTGACCTGGTGTTTGTCGATGGCAAGAAAGGTTACGCCTACAACGAGACTGACGGACTCCGTGAGCTTTCCGGGGATGGCTGGTACCCGGCAACG